TCAGCAGGGCCTGTGCTGTGGCGCCTTCATTGTTTACCCCAGCCAATTCGCGGGCTTTATTTATCAGCCCAGTAACGCCAGTAATTAGGGTGCTAACTTCTGTGGCTGTGGCGTCTATCTGCGCTTGGATTCCACCTACCCCGCCCATGGAGTTAGCCAGGTCGTCCATGGCGCCTACGAGTGCTGTACCTATTTTTTCTTTAGCCTCATTGACGGCGATACTTAGCCGGTCTATTTTACCTTGGTAGGTGTCAGCTGCTGTCGCTGCTTGCCCCGCAAAGGTTGCAGACAGGGCGGCGGTTATTTTGTTCATATCGCCAGTGGCCAGCAAAGCGCTGCTAAGGCCTGCCCCTAGTTTGCCTAGCGCTGTTGTCGATCCATCGAAACCGCGTGCCAGGCTGTTTGAGACTGCCTCAAGATCTTTGCCCGTTCCGGCGCTAATGTTTAAACTGAGCTGTAACAATTCTTGAGCCTTGGTAACGTCACCTGTTGATCTCACTAGCCTGTCTAGAGATGGTCTAAGCTTGTCGTCAGCCACGCCACTTTCTAAAGACAGGGCGTCAACAAACGCCATTACGCCGCTGGTTTCGTGGGCTAGTCCTAGGTTTCCTAGTGTTTGGGTAAGGGTCGCTACGCTTTTCTCGTCCTCTATAGCAGCTTTAACCGCGTCCACGCCCAAGCTGATAGCAAAGGCGCTAGCGGCAGCAGCTGCACCAATAAGGGCTGGGCCCAACATTCCACTAAGTGAACCACCCAAGCCGCCTATACCACGGTCAAAGTTATTGACGTCGCCCTTGGCTGTGCGTAGGCCGTTAGTAAGTTTGGAGACGTCAGCAGCTAGGTAGACGGTTAAGGTTTTACTCATGGTGTGGTGTCCCACTTTCTCACGATCACGTCAACGGCTTTAGCCCATTCGTTAAGGGCTTGCGCCTGGTAGGGCTGGACCTTGCGTATCCAGTCTGTACCTTGCCCAAATGGGGCAGCTGTCGGACCGGCGCGGCCTGTGGTGCCAGCGTTAGCCGGGAACCTAGTGTTAATGGAGGACGCGCCACCGCTGTAAACCTTTTTAGCGTACCCAATGTTCACTGAAGGTATACGGTCCTTTTTGGCGCGGATACTGTCAGCAATCTTAGGACCCCAGGGGCCCGCGTAATTTATGGCCGCGTTACGCCAGGCTGGAACCATAATCCTGTCAGCAATATCAAGTGAGGCTAAACGTAGTTCCACGCCAGCATCCTTTGGCAGGGCTTTAAACGCCCGGAGCACTTCGTTAAGTCCAGTTACGTAGGCGTCAATCTGTTTTGCCACTGGACAACTCCTCCAAAATCGTAGCTAGTAAAGCCGGTTCGTACTCTCGTACTTCACTAACTGGTCTGCCTATCCTTAAAGCTATTTGCACTATTAGTCGGCGGGTGCTGCCGACTGGGTAGGGCCCACCTCGTCTGCCACCTCAATTTGTACCCGGTGTTCACGGGCCCAAACTTTAACAACTTCCAGATTCGCTGGTTTGTGGTCGACGAGCTGGCAGTATGCAATGGTTAGTTGCATGGGTGCCATTGTTAATTTTTGTTTAGCCTTGTCGGCTAGTTCGTTATATACCCAGATGTCATCCGTGATGGGTTCTATCAGGGTTGGAACGGTTGAGCCGTCTAGGTAAACGTTGTATTTGTCGTACATGGTGTGCCCCGTCTCTTTAGGTTATGCGAATCCGAGCTGACCAGTGAAGCTGGTGGTGCAGGTTGCTACGCCGGTAGCGTCAAAGGTGACGTCTACAGACTCAACGTACATAGTGGAACCAGTCCAGGTACCAGCTTCACCAGTGATGACAACAGCCACTGAAGTGCCGTCCTCAGTTTTGCCCTCAAGGGCGGCATACAGTCCAGCTTCCTCGTCGTAAAGGAACGACAAGGTAACTGCTCCAATTAAGTCTGTCTGGCTAAAACTGTCGTCAGGGCCTAGCGTGCGGGTCCTAGTGATCGTGCTCGTCTGGGTGGCCGTTCCTGTGGTTACTTGGCCGCTGTAATCAACAGCCCCAACCGTTACAGTAAATGCGGCACCCGAAATGCTAACAGCCATTTTTAACTCTCCTTCATATGGGCTTGGACGTTAATTTCTGTTGTAACTACGACACCTTGGGCGCCTATATCGTTCAGCTGGGGTGGCCCCACCTGGTCAACACTGAATCCGCTGGGGATAAGTCCTAGAACTACGTCTACGGCGGTTTCAGTATCAGCTTGGGCGGCTTCATTTTTGCGCGGCGAAATGACTACCAGTATTTTCCAGCGCACCCGGTAATTGAGGTTTGACCCGATACGCTCGGGAGTTATCCAAGGCGAATCAGGAATAATTACTAGGCTGGGTGCTGTCGGTACAGCTGGTGCTGAGCCGTAGACCTTGTACCCGTGACCGCTTAGGGCGGCTACGAGTACAGCTCTGGACTCACTGGATAGTGCCATTACCCAACCATGCCCTTAACGTTTAAGTATGGGGCTAGCAGGGCTTGCACTCTTTTAGTTATCCAGAGGGACAAACGGTATGGGCCTCCCGTGAAGTCAACCGATACCGCTTGTCCCCCCGCCGCTGTCCTAGCTTGGTACATTTCTACCGCTACGCTTAGCGCCGCTTCCTTACAGGCTGGGGGTTCCAGCTCGTAAGCCGCGTCAGTAATGATAGATGCCACAATGTCATCAGCGGCAGCCGCGATCTGGTCATACGGTTCGTCGCCAGGCTCATAGTCAAGCTCAAGGACGTCCGCCAACTCTTGGCCGGTTACTAATGCCATTGCAGTATCTTTCTAGACGTTTGTAACGCGGATAACGCCAGCAGGGATAAAGATCGCTGACGCTGCATAGCCATAAATACTTACGTCCCTGCCCAACTGGGCGACATTATCAGCAGCCACTAAGGAAGGTCCTGCTTCAAGCCAGCGGGCAGCCATGGAGTTGGTGACAATGGCGTTATATGCGGCGTTGGTATCAAGGTATGGTGCGCGGACCACTGGCAAACCGGAGACGTTAACCCGTAGGGTTGACGCGTCGGCCACACCGGAGACGTTCTGCACTGAATAGACGCTTGGGAAGAAGCTTGACCAGCCGCCAATAGCGCGGAACACATCAGACGAAACCAGTACCACGCTGGCTGGCATACCGGTAGCGTCCTCAACGGATACAGACGAGCTAAACACTGCCTCACGGAACGCGGCACCCGTAGTATCAGCGGCAAAATCGTAGTCCTGAATCCCGCTGCCGTCGTCCCAGAGATCGGCTGTAAAAGCGCGGTCAGTGACTGTCGCGTAACTGGCCAACATGACCCGATTGTGACCGTCAAGGTATGACGGGTCAGAACGCTGAAGCAGCTGGAACGAAATATCAGAACCAGCGGCGTAAGTCTCAAGGTCAGCAGCACCCTTAAGAAATGAAATTGCTACGCTGTTAACTTCGCCCTTTTCGTTCGCTTGAAGCTCCACCAGGTCCGTCAATGTCCCTGTGTAATAAGGCCAGTTAACTGTCATACCTGAAGCACCTGGCGACATTGGGCCGCTAAGTGCAGTGATGGCGCGGCGCCCGAGATCAACAATCCCGCGGATTTCGTTCATCCACGTGGGGGGCATAACTCCGGGGTTGGCGGACGTTACCTGATCGAATAGTGCGCGTGATTCTGCGCGGCCTTCCCAAACTGCTACACGATAGTCACTGAATGACCGGTATTGGGCTAGTGGGTGGGCTGGTTCTGCTACGTGAACTACTGACGCTAGTTCGCGGCGTACTTCGGCTATTGCTTCGCGTGCTTCGCTGTCAACGGTGACCGGTGGGACGGTCTCCTCAACGGTTTCAACTGACATTGCGTCTACCTCTCTTATACTGCTTACGCCTGCCCCTGAATAGGCTGGCTGATGGGTTAATGAAACTTCCGCTAGTGTTGCAGCTGTGTGGGTAACTAAAGTTTTAGCGCGGTTCCAAACTGAAGTAACTGGATTAAATCCAACGCTAAGGCCCTTGCTACTGCCGGTCCTAATTAGAGTAGCGGCGTCACGTCCTAGGGCTGTGTTTGCTATCTGGAAGTCAATATAAAGTCCGTCGGCCTCATTCTTTGCGCCGGTAATAACGCCGATTGGTTCGCCGTGACGGTAAGCCAGGGGGCGCCCGATAACGTCGGCTGGGTCAAACGAATCGCCAGCAAAGGACTCACGTACTCCACCTATCGTGGTTTCTACACCGTATGGGACTGCCCGCCCATAGCCGGTGCCTACAACGTCGGTGTTTTCGGCGTCCTCTCGCATTTCTACAATCATTACAGATTCGTAGCTAGTGGTTTGCACTGTTTAGCCTCCCAGCTGTGGCAAAGATGTTGGGGTAAGTCCTAAAGTATTCAGGTCCATTATTGCGCGTGCTTCATCAGCTGTAAGAATTTCCAAGGGTACGAGCGTGGCTACTAGGGCGCCTAGTTCTGCCGGGTTACCGCGTAGGAATCCGCTGGTATCAAAACGGACAGCGTTACCCCGTGGGGTTACATCTGGCATGGATAGTCGGTGAGTAAATAGATCCATGATCGGGCGCAAGCTCGTATCAAGCAGCTGGCGATAAAGATCTACCCGGTTGGCATAGACCACGCTAGAACCAGATACCCCAGCGCCTAACCAAACAGGGTCAAGGTTTGCTAGCCTGGCTATCTGGACAGCTGATTCATTACGAGCTTCAACCAGGGCAAGGTCACGGGCAGACCAGCCCATGTTTTTAGCCTCAATGGTGGAGTTTAGGTAGGCGCTGGCCCGGTTGGTGCGGGCTTCCTCCCAAGCTATAAGCAAATCGTCTACTTGGTCTGCTGGTAAATCGGCGCCAGTGTTTTTAAGTATGACCGTAGGCATGGGGTATTCAGAGTAGTTAAGGGTGGCAGCTTCAAGGGCGGCAGCTGTGTTAATTGCTGTGGCACCGTTTGCTAACCAGCCGCCGTTACCGTCGCCATAGAATTTGATAACGTCGCGCACTGGTACGGCTTGGCCCAGCCAGTAGAACGGGTCCTGGGGTGGGTAAGCGTTTGGGTCTATTCCAGTTGTTCTGGTTGTGGTGGAGTCGGAGACGTCCTCAACTCGCATTATTTGTATTTCAGCTGGGAAATTATCCCAAGTACGTCTAGTTACTAGCCAGTAGGCGCGGTCCCACAGCAGCAGGTCAGTTAAGGTTCTTTGGATTACTGCCGTGTAGGGCAGGTATGGGCTGGGCATGTTTAGAAATGGGTTGGCCTCTACGGGCAAGTCATAACGGTATTGGCGTAGGCCAAATGCGCTGATTGTGTGGGTGTAAGTTTTGAGGGCGTCTACTACAGCTGGTACTTGCATGGCGGTTAGTCGGCTTACGCGGAATGACCCGGCTGTGCCTTGGATTAGTTGCAGTAGGGCTGTGCCGCCGCTTTCGCGTACATGCGGACCCCGCGCATCCTCATTAGTTGTTTGCGCGGGTGGGATCTCTGGGGTCCGCATGACACGGAGACGGGGCAACGCCACAGGTCAAGTATCACAGACCTGTAACAATTGTCAAGTTACGGTGCGGCGTGTCAAACGGGTGTGCTACCGGGTGCGCCTAGATTGAATTATGGCGGCAGGCTTAGGCGTTTTAGTGGCCTGTGCAGCTGCAAACATCACAGCCCTGGCAAGGTAGGAACCGCCCGCCCCCATGGACGAGCTGAGAACCCAGCCCGCTTGCCTTTTGGCAATGGTGGAGTTTGCAAAATGTTCGTGCAGGGTGGTGCTCCCGTCATGGAGAATTGCCCGCCGGTCGAATAGATCTATTAGATTTTGGGTAGCGGCTACAGCTTCCCGCTGCCCTACCAGCTCGTCAAACCTTTCACGTAACCGGTCTACGTAGCCTGGTGTCACTTGGACGTGTAGCCGTGGGTGCTGAGCCCGTATCTGTGCTAGGCGTTCGTCCACTTCCCGTATGGTCCTATGGGTGGTGCCTCTGACTACTAGGCGCCCGTCCTCAAGGACGGCACATATAGCGACCGCGTGGCCCATGCCGTCGAACGCTGATTCGCAGGCCACGTTCCAAGTCACCTGGTCTGGTAGTTCAAGGTCTGACGTGGTTTCAGCCCACCAAGAATCTTTGAGCCAATGCCCTGAACGGGTTACCCATTGGTTACACCATTGGCGCCTAAATGATGATTCCTCAACTTTAGAGAATTGGGCCCTTACGAACGCTTCACGTTTTGGGTTCCATTCTGGGCTAGCCCATTGCCAGGTGGTGGGCTCTTGTGGGTCAGCTTCGCTGGGCGCTGACCATTCTAGGATGAGGATACCGCCGGTTTCTGTCGGCTCTAAGTTGTCTATAGCTAGGGTGCGGTAATGGATCATCAGTTCTGAAGTGCTGTCACCAGCTGTGGAAACTAAATATATTTGTGGGTTTTGGCGCTCACTCATGGTGGGGCTAAGGCTGTCCGATATCACAGATAGGGGAATGGACCAGGCTTCATCAGCGAAAACCATGCTGGCTGAGTAGCCAACGCCCGCGTTATCGTTCGCCGCGTGAATGAGCCAGCGGTCTCCACTAGGGAGCGTAATTCCGGCAGCCGTATTGCCCCACTTAGTGGCCTGGCGCCCATACTGCTGAACCGCCCACAGCCCAGCAGGTCGTAGCACTTCCATAGCTGTATCTCTTTTGTTGGCTACGTGAAGTACCAGCTGGGGTTCACCAAACAGGTCAGCGTGATGAAGCCTCCACATACAAAGCCCACGGCTCAAGAAAGATTTACCGGACTGTCTCCCTACCGTCAAAATCGTGGTAGGCCAGGCTAACTGTCCGTCCTCGTCAAACTCCAAGGCCCGCCCCAGCGCGTAACGTTGCCAACCCCTCAAAGTCATACCGTAGACGTCCTCCAACCACTTAGCAGCCTGCTCACCGTGAGATCCCACAACGCCCACAGGCGCCCTAGTTTCAATCCGGGGCATAACGAAACCATCAGGATGAAATACGGGCAGCACAGCCGCGCCCTGCCCGTCCTTGACCCCTTTGGGGGATAGAAGCA